GATGATGAAGAGTGGTAGAAAACCTGATGAGGTTTATGCTGAGTTGAAGGCAATGGGTCTTCAAGACATCAGTATGGAGGTGATGGGCACTGCTGCTGAGATGTATCACGAAGGTCGCAGACTGCATCTAAAGTTTGGTGATGTTGCCACCATCAAAGTTCCTTGCACTCCTGATGGACTCAGTGTATGCAAGCAACTATCAGATGAAGGCATTGGAGTCAATGTGACTCTCATTTTCAGTGCCGCTCAAGCACTACTAGCATCCAAGGCAGGTGCTAAGTATGTGTCTCCCTTTGTTGGTAGAGTGGATGACAACAGTTTTGATGGGATTCAACTCATTAAAGACATTTCACACCTATTCATCATCCACGCAAGAGAGACACAAATCCTAGCGGCATCTGTTAGGACAGTTCGTCAAGTGACTGACTCATTCCTTGCTGGTGCTGACCTAGTCACACTACCACCCGCCACATTTGCTAAGATGTTTAAGCACGTCTTGACTGATGCTGGTCTAGCACAATTTGAAAAGGATGCTGAAAGCATCAAATCCTAAACTATTACACTATGATTGACGCGATCAAACTTTACGAAATCATCGAGCAACTCAAGTGGGAGCACGGTGATGACATCCAGATTGAGATTGGTGGCACTTCAGTCTATGAGATTGATGGTGCTGGCACCAAGTGGGCACCCGTCAAGGGCACCCGCAAGTATAATAAAGATGCCTTTATCGTAATCAAGAATCGATCAAGGTCACCCATTGAACCATCGCAAAAACCACAAGATGACACATCAGGAACTGTCACACGAGATTGAATTTCTCAGATCCCTTCTGTTATCATTAAAAGACAGAGTTGAGGCACTGGAAACACCTGCCACACTCAACACCCAACAACACGAGGACTATTTTGGTAAAGACTTTAGAATCAGAGACTAACATGGACACTATTTGGAGCAAGCAGGATCTCGCCGACGCCGAAAGGAAGGAGGTAAAGATTGTATACGAAAATCTTGTCAACCCCGACCGGATGGAGCAGCGTGAGTTGCCTAGCGACCTCCATATCGTCACCTATGAACTCGATGGCAACACCCGTATTGACGCCGTCCGTGCTTACAAGATGGTGGACATCTTCGATGTTTACTACGATAAGTTGAAGACCAATGGCAAGGTGGTTGACATTGTGTCTGGTTATGGTTCAGTCAAGCCCAAGTTGTGGGATGGTAAGGTGCCCTCACTCCGATGAAGTTTACTCCTAAGATTCTATTCCTTATCACCTTTGTAGTAACATTTGTAATTGCAACTGAGTTGATCTGGGCATTGTTCCCATATCAGGGCACTAATTTAATGCCACCAGTTGAGATTGAATGGACTGAGACAGAGGATGAAGTGTCACAACCTCCCGCCTAGGGGGGTTTTTTATTGCTATACTATAAACATCAACACAACACACACTATGACCACTTGGGTATTCACTAACGTTCGCACTGGCGAAGAGTATGAGTATGACACCGATGGTTTTGATGAGGCACTGAACTACCTTGCCGAGGATCTTGGTGATGATTATGTGCCAACCAACTGGGCACTGACGGACAGTTACTGATCTGTCCACTTTGACCTGACTCTGCTCTCATTCTGACCTATACTAAGTTCATCAACACAACACACACAATGACCGTTCAAGTTGTCAAGCACTTCTTCTACCGAGTTGAAGTTGAATTTCCTCACTCTAAGTATCCTATCGTCTTCTTCCGTAAGGAAGGCAAGTGTACCACTGCCAAGGGCATGGACAGGCAACAGAACCGTATCGTGAATGAGTCTTGCGACCAATGGCGTGACTATGAGTTTTCTCGCCTGACTGTCACCCGTGTGCCAGAGAGCGAAGTGTCCAACAACATCTTCGCAAGCGCACCAAAGCGTTATAATTGATTCATACACAACCAACCACACCAAAATGAGCATTAAGCAACGAGCATTGGACACGATCGGTGACCTTCTTGAACTTCAAGAGGAAAAGATCCGAGAAGAACATAGTGACAAGCCCGAATGGTTTGCTCAAGAGATTATCAATGAGTTGTGGGAAGCACATGAACTATTGTATGACAATGTAGAATGAACTGACACTTCAGTAACTGTCCACTCAACCACCACAGAGCACTACGATGCTCTATAATAATTACATACACAACCAACCATGATGACCACTTTCGCTGAATTCGCTGAGTCCCGCCCTGCTGTCCTGAAGCAAGGTGAGGATGTCCAGACTCACACTGAAAACCTCGCTTCCCTCCTGGTTCTCAAGGGACCGGAAGGTTATGACTTCATCATTGAGACCGGTCGCAAGTATCACAAGATTGTGATGGTGACTGAGGGTGGCAATCGTAGCGTCCATTGCTTCATCGACAAGAAGACTGGTGAAGTATACAAGGCAGAGTCCTGGGCACGACCTGCTAAGCACGTTCGCTTCAACCTGCTTGACGACTATTCTCGTGAGACTCTCTTCGAGAAGTGCGACTGGTCTGGTTCTTATCTCTACATCCGCTGATTATGATTGAATTTCTTCTTATCGCTCAACTCGTGTATGACACTGAGATGAGTGACCCTCGTGTTCTAGAGTGTGCTGCACAAGTTGGTGTGGCACCTGAATCCCGCGACTTCACCTTTACTCAGTTCCAAGATTTTCTACAATGTCGTCGGGACAATGGTAGTTTCGAGGACAGCAGGCACGACGTTGTTTGAGTTACTACTGACCGTCGAACTCCTCACCCCACTCAATAAGTCAGAGGCAATCAATCAGTTCTGTGCTGATGTTGTTGGTATTGGTTATGCTACTGACAACTTTACCGATGATGAGTGGGAGAGGTTTGTTTACTGCCGTGAATCCATCCGTCCAGTGGTTGCGGAATAACCAAACAACCACTATAATATACACATTGATTCTCTAATTCATGTCCTTCTTCGATCAAGTCAAGTCCACCCTTTCCAACATCCCTGCTGGTGTCCGATGGGCAGGTGCAGGAGCAGCAGGTGCTGTTGTCCTGATGGTTGGCGCTACGTTTGCAACCAATGCCATTGCCTATGAGCGTACCTGCCGTGGTTATGAATCACAGGCAACCGAGACCATTGATGAGATGCACGAACTCGTCTCCCGCACCACTGTCCTTGCTCAGCGTGTTGAGCGTAACCCCTGGGCAGCATTCAATGTGATGGGAGAGATGATTGAGATTGCTGGTTCTGTTGAGATTCTCACTGAAGAGTCTCAGACTCTCCGCACTGACTATGTTGAGGCGTGTGGTGTTGAGCGGGTTGACCGCTTCTTTGAGAGTGGACCTGTTGAGTCTCGCTTAGAAGAGATTGAAGAAATGGCAACTGCCCTTCAGAATCTCTGATCCAGTTAAATAACTGACACACCCCTCTGCCTTAATCGGCAGGGGGGCATTATAATATTCATATAAGCAACACAACAATGACTGATTCATTCAACTTCAAGTTTTCTCGTGATGAGTTTGATGACTTGATCTATGCCTCTCGTGAGGCAGGCATCCGTTTCTCTCGCCTTCGTAAGTGTGTGAAGCGTGGTGATGAGGATGTCAGTCATTGGACTGTTGAGGAGTGTGATAAGAAGATCCAGCACTATAAGAGTATGGAATCTAATCTCATCTCCAAGTTCCGTCAAGCATTCGATACTGATTGGTAATGTATACTATTCCTATTATTTGTCTGATCACTGCATGTGGTCTTGATACTATCCCCCTAGGTGGTAGAGAACCTTGGGACAATCCACCACCCAGAAATGAGTATGCTGTCCCATACTCACCTCACGCCGCTTGTGGCATCAGGGGAGAATTCTATGAAAGATGCCCTGAGAATGCTGCTGACCTACAATACCCAGGATGGGGAGATGAGGAAGAAGAAAATGACAGGAACTGGACCAGAGACTAAACTGTCACACTGATGCCCCACGCTCACCCCGTGGGGTTTATAATATTCACATACACAACCAACCAATCATGCTTAAGCACAACGTCATCCGCGTCATTGCCGAAACCACTCGTGGTGTTGAAGGTGGTGCCGAACTCACCCGAGAGCAGAAGTTTGAAGTCTTCTGCCGTGTTTGCGACAACCTCCTCAGTGATGGTAAGATCACTCGTGCTAAGCACTCTGCTTGGACTCAACTCTTCTGATACAGTTACTAAACTGTCACACTCACACCCCACAGGTTCCCCCTGTGGGTTATACTATTCATATACACAACAAACACCATGACTAAGAACCTTCACCTTGAGCACCCTGAAGACGCCGTTATTCTTGGCAATGATGATGTTCTCAAGTGGTTCCAAGCACCCTCCAGCACCTCTGTCAAGATTGATGGTTCACCTGCCATTGTGTTCGGTCAGGATCCCAGCAACGGCAAGTTCTTCGTAGGCACCAAGAGTGTCTTCAACAAGCGCAAGATCAAGATTGCATACTCTATGGAGGACATTGACCGTCTGTATGGTGACAATGAGGCAGTTTGTGAGATTCTGACTCAGTGCTACAAGCACCTGCCTCGTATTGACACCATCATTCAGGCAGATTTTATCGGTTTTGGTGGTGATATGGTCTATACGCCCAATACTATCACCTACATGATGCCCTCTAAGGTCACTCAGAAGGTCATTCTTGCCCCTCACACCGTCTATGTCGGTGAGAGTATCCGTGAGGCAGTTGCAACGCCCTTGCAGACGCTTCTAGACGATACCGGTGTAGTCAAGTGGATTCAACCTATTGTTGACATTTGTCGCCCTGTTGACCTTGATATGTGGAATGACAACATTCTTGCCACTCAAGAGTTGTTCGACTGCTGTGCCATCAATGGTCTGTTCCTGACTCAGAGTGAGTACGATGATGCCATCAAGGCAATCAATGCTCACATTCGCATGGGCGAAGCACCATCATATGAGTTCATTCTCAAGCACCTCAAGACTGAGGAGTTGACGCGTCTGTACTTCTTCACGATGATTCTGAAGAACGAGATGATGGAGAATGCATTCACCTACGATGCTGATGCACCTGCTGCATTCATCGGTGACACTCAGATTGACTATGAGGGTCTGGTACGTTGTAACAAGTTTGGCAGTTTTAAGTTGGTTCATCGCCTGCTATTCAGTTCTGCCAACTTCAACAACATGAAGTACCGCTCAGCAGACGGTTGATAAGGTGTCACAACAGGGGATGAAAGTCACTCATCATCCCCTATAATAAGTACATACGCAACCAACCAATGCTTCATCCCATCTACACCACTTCCTTTGCTGACCGCGAGATGTTTGCTTACAACACCAAGAGTCGGAAGCAACAGGAAGAACTGAAGCGTATTCTCGCTCAACCTGAGACTCGTATTGGTTATGCTTTTGAGTTTCTGAGTGACTTTGGTGATTCTGAAGAGTCCCGTAAGAAGTGCTACGATCGTATCGCAGAATGGTCCGACAAGTTGGACTGCTCTGAGTGCCACTACTGATACTGTCATACACACGGGGGACAATTCCCCCTCTACCCATTATAATTAGTACATACGAAACAAAACCAATGCTTCTTGCCATCACCTTCGGACCATCAGACGATCCCAGCATCTATTGGAATCAAAAGAAAATCAAGATTGATGAGGAGAGTGCCATTGAGTATGCTCGTAAGCAAATGACGACTCCTGGTGTATTTGGTTATGCTGTGGTAGAATGTGACCTCGCATCTTACCGATTGGTTGATGAGTTGGGTCTTGGTCCAGAGGCACAACTGTCACAATCAAACGGACAGATTCGTATTCAACATCCTGAATGGAGTGAAGGTTACATTGGCAAGTAAAAAAGAAACAAAAGATCTATTTCCTCATAATGGATTCCCATATCGACTTGAGGATCCCAATGATAAGAAAAAGGTAGCGTGGTTCCAATGCCAAGAGCACCTACATAAACACCTCTTGCGTTATAGTATCATCAATCCAAAGGTTGATGTTGCTGAGGGTCATACATATGAACCACCAGTCACCAAGAAACCACGGAAACCACGTAAGAAGGCAACAACAGCACCAAAGATGAGTGAAGTCAAAGACTTCCATAAGGGGAGAAAAAAGAAATGATTGAAGTATCATTACTCACACTACTGAACACAATGGCACCTGTCTATTGTGATTATCGTGGTCAAGGTTTTGACCATACAAAGAGTGCATTACTTGCATATTCAAGAATGCACGAAGAATACCATCCTCAGGCAATTCAAAATGCAATCGAGAATGGTATTGGTATTAAAGAAATCGCGGTTGCAACTGCGATGATTCATTGTCCCAATCATGTATTATCTGAATGACTGAACCACTGAACACCTATTCCATCCGAGTTAAGTTCTGGAGTGACCATCGCTATCCACAACAAATCACTGCTCCGACTGAAGAGGACGCTTTGAAACTATGGATAGAGGAGTATCTACATGTGAAGCACGTAGGAGAAGAGAAGTGAATTCATGGTGCCTTGGTGTCTTAGTTGAGTATGATGGTATGGTGGGCACTGTCACCTTTGTTGATAATCACTATATCACTGTATGTACGAAACCAAAGGAAGATGGTATGCATGGACCAGTTTGTCTAGTGGTCTATCCCCATCAATGGGATCAGGTCAATGTGCTAAACTCACATCATAGTTAATTAAACGATGAAACGTTACGCCCTCTATTGGTTAAGAGCAATTACATTAGGAGCAGGACTGAATGCTCTCATTTGTGGTTATCTGATGAATGCCCGTGACTGGAAGTTTCATCAGGCAGCACCTCTAGGAGCGTTTGTTGCTATTAATTGTAGTTTTGTCGCTGATCGACTGATCTTTGGTAACAAACCAATCAAAGAACCAAAACCAATCCCACTCCCAATCAAAACCCCCCACTGCTGTCCTATTTGTTCTGACTTCCCATGCGCTTGTTCCTGAAACTTGTTATTGTCACCACTGTATCATCACCCATTCTACTCATCGTCTCATTCTTCTAACGCCTAATCGTCGGCAGCATAGTACCAACGATAACCACGCCAATAGTTGCCCCATTTGATTGAAGTACAAATGCCCTTGCCTCTATCATCTTCATCAAATGCCCTCATACCAGCAACAACAGACTCAAACACCTTAGTTCTATCACCATCCCTATTGATGCCATATACAGGACGCTTACCATCAATACGATTCACGAACCACCATTTATAACCATAGGCAGTACCATCACGCTTTATTGCTTGAATGATATTAGCACGATAACCATTACAGAACGATTCAACCTCCTCCCATCCATGTAATGTTTTCAACTTGCCTGTCTCTACATTACGGCATTTAATTATATTCTTACTACGGATAGTCTTAGGACGACGTTTCTTAGACCAATCCTTATTGTATTTCTTCTTACGATCAATCTTTCTACCATCCCATTCTCTTACATCAGTATTGTATTCAGGTTGATACTTGTCTAGCATATATTCCATACGTGAGTCTATATCATTACCATAGTATTCCTCTACAATCTTAATGGTAAAGTTATCAATACCATTGTGTTGCATGGTAGAGTATAGAGTAGTATTCTCGTACTGGTATTTCTCTAGTATGTTCTTCCAGATCTTATTGATAGGTAATGTGTCAAATCCCA